AAGTAGTATTTATTTGTTGAAAAGTTGGGTCAGTATTTTTAAGATTTGCTAAAAGTTTAACTGGGTCATCATTAATACCCACTTCAATAACTTTACCTTCATACAATGCTGCTTCAGTTTCTGCTTCTGAGCGCATAATAATTTTATCTAAAGTTAATTTACCTTTTTGTGCATCTGGTGCAGTATTAAAAAGGTTATTAATGCTATAACGTATACGTGTTGCTACTTTAGAGTTAACTGTTGCGGTAGCAACGTTATGACGAGTATAATAAATCATTGAATTACTACGACCAGTAAAAAAAGATTGAGTATGTTCAGCGTTTTTAAAGAAAAGTTCTGCTGATTTAGCATCTTCTATAGTTAAAGGAGGAACATAACCTTCTGCTTGAGACGCAATCTTGCGTGTTGTATTCTTACCTGTCTCAGCAATTCTAATTAAATTACCAGAAAAAATATTAATTACTTCTTCATTGTTGTACATTGGGTATCTTATCCCAATTTCTTTCATAATAACTGCTTTATCTGCAGCATTAGAAGATTCGCCGTACCTTTTAATTAAAGGACCAAGGTTATCCCAAACTTGTCTTACTTCAGGTTGCTTAAAAGCAACACCTACAGACAAATCAGGGTTCTTTGCATACATTGCGCCAAGAACTTTACCTTTAGAAGGTACAAATTTTCTTAATTGTTGAGAACCAACTTCACCTTTAAGGACAATAGAACTTCCCTTAACGGCTAATTTACCTGCACCCCAAATACCTGCAGTTGCCCAAGTTAAAGGGTCACCAAGGATGTCATAAATTAAATCATCAGCGCCTGAAAGTTTGTCAAAGGCTTTTTCTTGTAAAGTATCTGGACCAGCATCTGCTGTTATAGTAGAACTATTTCTATTAATGTCTCTACCTGGAGAAAATTGTGCTCTCTTATAATCCTTTAGAATACTTTGAAACTCAACAGGGTATTCTTGCATATAATTTAAGGCTGCTTCTAATTCTGGGTCTACACCACGATTAGTTTCAATAATTTTACCAAGATTTCTACCACTAACAAGACCTTTGGCTAGAACACCAATACCTGTACCGTATGTTGAATCAAGAAAATCTGTAGTTTTCTTGTCAAATATTCTTTTGCCATCCCAGTCTTCGTCCCAAATATTAAAACTAGTTGTGTCACCTGCTTGTACGGCCTTGGCTCTAATAGCAGGAGCATGAATTAGATTTGTATAAGTATCTAAACCTTTCATAACTCCTCTGAAAGGACTAGTTAAACCTTTAACTACAGCACTAGGAACTTTAGCAAGATACTTTAAAAGAGTATTATCATAATTGTTTTTTGTATAGTCTGCTTGTTCGCCAAAAGTTTGTTTAATCATATCTTGGATACCTTCATCCAAAGAACTGAACTCTTGGAACGCCAAATCAGGTTTCATCTTTTTTAATTCTTTATGTTTTTCATAAAGTCTAGCCCAAGTATCAACCTGAGCCATATCTTGTTTATTTAAATTAGCCTTATAGGATGCTGCTGCAAGTTCAGGATTGTTTTGAAAACCTGACGGTTGCCATCCTGGTGACGGTTGCCAACCAGAAGTCATCTACTACCGCCCATTATTAATGATAGAAGCAATAAAACCTGATTCATCTGTTGCTAAAAGTTGTTGTAAAATCTCTGTGGTTGTTCTTTGAGTCTTAGGAGGTAAGTTTAAAATTTCACTTCCATCGCCTGGACCAAAGTCAACACCTTGACTTAAAGGCTCATTAGGTCTAGAAGTTGGAGCAGTTAACATTTCAATTGGTTGTTTACGAGTAATTGGTTTAGACATACCAACCCCACCAACCATGTTAGGACCAGCAGACATATCTGCACCTTGTTGAAGACCTAAAAGTTCTTGACCTTCGCCATATGTTCCACCGCTCATGTAGCGTTGTGGTTGTTTAGAAACGTTTAAATCAGTTCTCTTTGAATTACTACCAGGACCTGATACTTGTTCTCTAATTGCCATTAGTCCTCATCCTCGTCAAAATCTTTTTCGTCTAATTTGTAAACTGCTGCGTCAAGCATTCCTTTAAGTTTCCATTGAGGAGACTTACCATCATCTATTACGTGTAAAAAATATTTGCCTTCTGAATTAATCATTTCTACAACAGTTATAACACCTGTTGCCATACCACCCATTGGATGTAAATCTTGTATCCAAGCATCTAATGCGCTTTGAAATTCTGAAACATAATCTCGACTAATGCGCTTCTTAGGCATTTATTGCCCTGAGATTTGTGCCATCAATGATGCTATGTCTGGCTGAGGAGAGGCTCCAGCAGGACCAGCCGAAGGAGCGCCGACAGGGGACGGTTGCGCTGCAACTTGTTCTGGATTTTCTGTGCCTGCTGGAGTAGGTTCAGGTTGTTCTGGTTTAAATGCTTCTCTAACAGCATTTTCAATTGATACACCATCACGTCTTTTTTCAATAATGTCAGCAAATTTAGTTAACAAAGTTGAAACATCTTGACCTGTTGCAATCATTTCAGGTAAAGCCCCAGCAGCAGCGCTAACTGCTTTATTTAAATTATCACGCATGCGTTGAATATCTATGCGTTCTTGTTCCTTGGCAACGTTAACAGACCAAGGTAGTTCACTCATTACAAATTCGCGGGAAACTAAATCTCCACCAAGTGCTTGAAGTGAGAATATAAGTGCACGGCTAGGGTCTAACCCTGCCATTAATCCGTAACGTACCTCAACGGTGTAATCACCTTTGATGTCTTTAGTTGGATTGTATTTAAGTTCGTATGGGGAACCATCATTGTATCCACGAACTGTTCTTTCAAATGGAAAAATCTTTTCATCTAAACGTAAACAAAGAGAAACAACATCTTCAAGTGTTTGTGCAAGTACTTGTTGACCTGCTTTGATTTGTGAATCAAATGCACCAAGTAACGCTTGGACGCCTTGTCCAGTAATGATGCTGGCATCAATGTTGCCTGAGCGACCTTCTGGATAGCGTGCGCCCAAACGCATTTCTTGCTGTAATAATGATTGTTCTGTAAATGCTGCAGTTGGTAATTCCAATCCGACTCTGCGGATTTGCTGTGGGTTTTGAGAACGCAACACAGCATCTGGACCAAAAGCAAGTTCTTGAACATCATTAGGTAACGCAAGAGGTGCTTGTACGCTTTTCTCTGCCGCTTCAAGGGCAAGAAAAGCGAAACGTGCTCTGGCAAGTTGAACCCAAATAACATCATCAAACTGTCCACGTGTCTCATCATCAATACTTGGTTTACGTGCAACACGTACTAATATTTCACCAGTAGGATTTTCAACAACAGATAATGGAAGATTTGAGCGTTGTGGTAGGAAAACAATTATTTGTTCTTTATCTTCATATCGAACAAGTTCAAGCATTGAATACATGTCAACACTCTTGTAACCTTGAGGTCCAATAATTTGACTAGCGTATTCAGGGAACTCTGCAACTAACTCTGCAACAGTTTTTTGATATCTGTGTGTGTAAGAAATAACGCGACCAAAGCGGTCAAACTCTGGGTAAGCACCCATTGGGTTATCTATACGTATACGAGGCTGGCTGTTTTCGGCATCTAATTCTATTACGATTGGCAAAAAGCCATATGTCAGGTACCAGTCAGCCCCAGTATACATTTGCGTCTGTAGACGCGATGATTGAACATAATAGTTAGCAATCATTGTTCTTTTTTCTGCAGCGCTTTTGGCGCGGTCAGAATTTACGTTTGCCGTTGAGCAATTAAAAGAAGGAAGTGGGGCAAGTACTTCCGCTAAATCTTTAGCAGCAACATCAATGAAGTTAGCAATCATTGGTGTTGTCATACCTTCAGGGAAAAAGTCTGGGAAAATTGATTCTATTCTTCCGCGTCGAACAGAAAGTACGTTTTGCATACGGCTATCACGTTCGCTGTAGCGGCGGCGGAGACCTTCAACTTTATCCGCTATCTGCTGCACATCAAGTGCCATTCAAACTCCTAATAATATAATTGAGAATACTGTTGTGCTGCTAGTTCATCTAAATTAACAACACCACGTTGATTAACACCACGTCTTGTTGTATATCTGTTTTCTATATGTGTTTGCATAAAACCTGATTGTTGAACTAATTCCTTAGCCCTAATCTCACAAAACCACAAAGCCATAACACAATCAGTCTTTTGAGATTTTCGTGCGTTTGCATCCCAAGTAATCAACTGGTTAATTAACGCTTTAACGTGCTCATTGTTCTCAGAGGATGGTAGTTCAATTAAATTGTCGTCTTGATGTTTACCATCACGTACAGTTCCAAACAAAGCAGCCATACCTGCAACACCAAAAGTTTCATCCCACTTGTTCTTACTTGTGTAATGGGAACGAATCTGTACACCACGTGAAGCAAAATATTGGTTCAGTTCAGTGTCTAAAGCGTAAGATTTTTGATGTGCGTTAATTTCTATACGCATCTCATTAATAGGGTACTTGTTAACCCAGTCTTCCATGAGCGCCCGAATTTTTTGGGGGTCAGGGTCTCGCATATTGTGAACATCAAGAATATAACGTTTCTGGGTACCACGTTCAAAAGCCATAACAACTGCTGCAGTGTTACCTGTCATAGCAGGGTCAATACCCATGATGGTGTAAAAGTCTCCACCTTGTGGGTGACCTAAAACATTTGGTCGTAAAGGACCTACACGGCGCATACCATTAATAGAACCTTGAACACAGACAGGGGAAAAAATTGAATTTTCTTGAATGTCTTGTTGCTGGTAAACCAAAGCCCAAGTAGACGGAGTCACTTCACCACGTCTTCTATAAAGGGCTGGACCATTCCACTTAGTGTAGAAACCTTCAGCATCAGGTTCTTTAGAACCAGACTTCTGGTCAGTCTTAGGCCAAAGAGTAACCCAATCTTTTGGGCTATCTTTAAACTCTAAAACTGCTGGCATAGCAAAATATGTAAACGGAGACTTACCATTAGACCAATGCTTAGGGCTTCTAATCTCACGGTAAAGGTCATTGGCAGCAAAACGTGTACCTACCACCAGAAGCACACCCTCATCATCTAGACGAGTAATAACTTCTTTCTGAATCCACTCAAGTTGTTTTTCCCACTCATGGGCGTTAGCACCAGTCACACAGTCATCAAGAATAATAAGGTTAGCGCGGGCACCATACACTTGACCACCAATACCCAAAGCCTGAACAGTAGGGTCTTTTTCGGTAGAGTTACGAGAAAGAGTAATCGCGTTGGCTTTCCAAGAATCAGCATCCTCACGCCAACCACCAGGAGGGGCATAGGTTGCCTGCATCTTAGCCCACATAGGATGAGT